ATGGCCGTCGTGTCACCATGAGAGCAAACACCATGGAAATTGAAAAAGTCAACGTCGGAGAGCGTGTAATTCGTGCAGCATCACAAGGCTCACCAAACTACACAAACACTGGCGCTAGATTTACAAAAGTTGAACTAACAACAAAAAAGATTCGTCTTGATTGGGAAGTAGCAACTGAAGCACTTGAAGACAATATTGAAGGCGGAGCATTGGAAGATCGTCTAGTACGATTAATGACCAATGCATTCGGTAACGATATTGAAGATCTTGCTATCAACGGTGATGGAGCAACAGGAGACTTCTTGTCCATCATGTCTGGTTTCGTAAAACAAACTCGTGGAACAGTAGGAAATGCTGCTCACGAATATGCTGCAACAGTATCAGACAACAACTTTACTACATCAGTAATGCAAGGCTTGCTATTAGCAATGCCTCGTAAGTACCGTGCACTTAAGAGCAATCTTAAGTTCTACGCAGGTACTGATGCTTTTGCTGGTATCGTTCGTAACAACGGTACATTAGCAGATGCTATCTCAGCAGCGTTCTCTGATCGCACTGGTAGCACACAGCAAAACCGTCAAGATTACATGGATGGTGCTGCACAGACATTTGGTAATGCACGTACAACTCGTGTACTAGGTGTAGATGTACTAGAAGTTCCTTACTACCCAGCAGGTTATGTTGATTTAACATTCCCTTCTAACCGTGTATGGGGCTTCCAGAGAGACATCACTGTAAACCGTGAATACAAGCCAAAGAAAGACACAATTGAATACACAGTATTCGTACGATTTGGTCTTGCTTGGGAAGAACTAGATGCAGTCGCTTATGTTGACTCAGATAGTGCTGATTCCTAAAATATAGTCATCACGTACTAGGGAGGACGGCATAATAACCGTCCTCCTTATTGTCATTATAATGGTATAATTACAAATGGACAACGGAGAAAATATGAATTTAACAATGGATCAACTAAAAGATAAGACAGTAATGGCATTAAAGGCATATGCAAAGAAAAATAACATAGAATTGTTTGAATCAAATACAAAACTTGAAATTTTAGAAATTTTGGCTAGTTGGATTCCGCCAGAAATAACAGAAGAAACTGCAGAAAAAGCAGGTAAAGATAAAAATTTAACAAACAAAGTAGCATTATATTCAGAAAGAAATATTCACATGGATAGTCTGGGCGCATTAAGCGTGGGGTATAACATAGTCTCAAAGGAGGCATCGGAAAAGTGGCTTACTCACAGGTTAGTACGCATAGCACAACCTGAAGAAGTAGCCTCTTATTACGCTAAAGCATAATGTCAACAATTCTCCGTCTACCACCATACCCTCTAACTGTTAAGTATACAGTTCCAGATGCTAACGCTAAATACGTCATAGTTGTTGAAGATGTCGCAGAACAATCAGAAACTACTTCTTATAGAACATCAAATGCCAGTAAGCAAGTTACTTATATCCTAGATGATGACTTTATTAAATATGATAAGTCGTATGCTCTGACAATTTATGAAGATTTAGAAGAAAGTGGAATGGTCGTAGCAGATCGTGGAGATATAGTAGTTGAAGATAACCTAGAAGTAAAACGTCCATACGTGAGCCCTACAATTTTAGCAGCAGCAAATAATCAAACATCTGCAACAGAAATTGCTAAATACACAGAATATGAAAATTTAGCAAGATCAATAATTGACTCAATAACTGGTGGTTTTTATTATGAACGTGAATTCTTTGAGATTGTTGGACAAGAAGTAGATTATATTCCACTTTGGAAAAAGGTACACAAAATATTGAGGGTATACGAAAACACAGAATTAGTCTATGATATATATAATCCAGATGGTCCAACTGTAGGAGACTACACATATGTAATTACTAAAGACAAGACTGCACTCACAAAAGATCCAACATCAGCAGAAGGTGCAATAAATAGAGCAGAACAACGACCAGCAAGAATGCCACTTGGAACGTCAGATTCTTTTTCACTTTTTGACACAGAAGACAGTGGAAACACTATGACTGTAACTCCTGGAGTAGCATTTCCAGCAGGTATAGATCTTATATTATTATTAGAAACTGGATACAAGGTAGTACCTATTGATATTCAAGATGCTACAAAGTTATTAGTTGAAGATATTAGATGTGGCAAATTAGATTATTATAAGAGATATATTAAAAACTACAGTACTGATCAATTTAAAATTGAGTATGATAAAAGAATGATTGAGGGTACTGGAAATATTATTGTAGACAAGATTTTGTCTAAATATATTAATAATATTGTTCGTCCTGGAGTTTTATGATAGATGCATGTGAGGTTACAAATTTTTTGTACCCCATGAAGGCTGATATTTATTTTCCTATTCTTACACAAGCAGAATATGGACAACCAAAAAAAGACTGGGTATATGATAGAACAATAATTTGTAATGCAACACCAGTAGGTGGATTAGGAACTGAAGATGTTAAGCCAGAAACATTTTTACAATATGAAAATAAACTTATTGCAAGAACTGAAAATGATCCAAGAGTTTCTTCAAATAACACAAATAACGCAACAACAAACATATTAGTTACAAATATTAGAAATGCTGAAGACCTGCCTATATATAAAGAGACTGCTGGCACAAGATCTGGCAGAGGAACAATTTATGAAATTGCCACTGTTGAACCGTTTACTGGTCCATTTGGTAGCGTAGAATATTATAAAATGCTTTGGCGTAGAACAGAAAATCAAACAGTAGGTGACTAATGATAGTAAATACAAAAACAACATCTTTTACTAAACAAATGAATAATATTGTTAATTATTCTATTGGATTTTTAGAAGGCGTTGATCGTGGTAAGAAAATTTTTTTTGATAAACTTGGTAAGGGAGTTATTCAAGCCTTATCACAATATATTGATGTACAAGCGAGATCAAACCCAAAAGCATTACACCATGTTTATGAGTGGAATCAAACTGGAAGTCCAAGCGCTAGACTATTTAATTTACAATATACAATTAGTAATCTTGGCCTATCTTTTAACTCCACATTTAGACAATCAAGAAGTGTATCTGAGAATATGACAACACCATTTTATAATAAAGCAAAAATTATGGAAGAAGGCATTCCAGTAACAATTAGGCCAACAAAATCTAAAGTGTTAAAATTTAATGGACCTAATGGAGAAATATTTACAAGCAGAGCAATTAAGGTTGAAAGCCCAGGAGGAGAACTTGTTCTTGGTAGTTTTGAATCTACCTTTGATGAGTTTATGACTAGATATTTTAAACAATCTTTTTTAAGAGCATCTGGAGTTTATGACTATATTAAAAAACCAACACTATATAAGAAAAATTTTAAGGCTGGTTCAATAGCGGGTAGAAACAAAGGAATTGATACAGGGTTTAAATGGATAACTAATGCAACAATTGGGGTAGAATAAGATCATGACTATACTAACTGATACTGGATTTCCACCAACATTTTTAAACGAATATATTTTATCTGAGTTAGAGCATCATGGACTTGTAGCAGCATCAGAAGTAATAAGTCCAATGGTTCCCGCACAGTTTCCAACAAACATTGAAGATCTATATAACGATAGTATTCAGATTAGACAAACAGAAAGTCCTATTTTAATTGTTTATGATAGATTAATGAGATTTAGACCTACCCCCTTTTATTTACAAAAAAGAGAACAACTTATATATTTTATTTATACCACAGATGTTACCAAGTTAATAGATTGCGTTCGCATTATATCAAGTGCTCTTGACCGTGAAGATTCTTCAGCAGAGGATATAAATTCTTATAACTTTTTTAACCCAACTTTGAGTAGTCCTCCAGTCACATTATCTACTAAGACTATATCAAATAAAGCACTTACAAGTAACTTTGCCACAATAACAACATCTACAGCACATGGCTTTGTAGCAGGAGATGCTGTCACAATTACAGGTTTAGATGCTACATTCAATGGTACCTATTTTGTTAAAAGTGTTCCATCAGCAACAACATTTAAATTTTCTAAAAATGCAGCAAATGTTGGCTCAATAGCAGCATCGGGATCTGTCTCAAAACAAAGTTATACTCCATTTAATATTTTGTTCCACAGTACGAGGGTATATCAAGCAGACGAAAGCAGAGACGTAGCAGAACTAGCCTCAGCAAGGACCCTATTTGTAAATAAGTTAATTGTTGAGTATGACTATCATATTAAGACAGATTCAAACTCTAGATATACATAAACAGGGGTATAATTAGTTTTGAGGAAACACGCCAAACAACTTAATAAATACTTTATGAAAGAGGTGAAATAATATGCCATATAGCCGTGGTACGTCAAATAACGTTATTGTAGGTGCAGCAGCATTCTTCATTAACGACAATACTTTGACTCCAACAACTTTAGGATCATTAGCAGTAATTGATTCAAGTGAGTCTTATAAAGACACACTTACATCTGCTGCTTCCTATACAAACGTTGGTTACACAATGAACGGTCTTGAATTACAGTTCCAA